CTTTTCTTTTACAGATTTGCCCGAAGATGGCACGAGAAAGGTGCAAGATGACTTGACTAACTACATCTTATCTTACTATCAACAGATAAAGAACGGATCTATCGAGACCGGCAAATGGATCCGCCTGATTTATGAATACATCAACAAGGGACTCGAAGAGAAGTCCTTTTATTTTGACATAAAAAAGGCGAATCAGGCTATCGACTGGATAGAAAACCATACGTTCCATACCGAAGGACCGCTGGCACCGGGGCTTTTTAAGCTGGAGCTCTGGCAGAAGGCTCTGGTGTCGTGCATATTCGGTCTGGTCGATGAGAATGGTCTGCGACAGTTCCGGGAAGTGCTGCTGATAGTAGCGAGGAAGAACGGCAAGTCTTTATTTGCGGCAGCAATAGCTAAATATATTTGGATGGTGGATGGAGGCTACGGTTCGAAGATCTACACGCTCGCTCCTAAGCTGGATCAGGCGGACATCATTTATTCGAACTTGTGGCAGATGACTATACTGGATCCGGAGTACAAAGCACTCGAAGAGAGGCTGGACAATTTGCGTGGCCAGAGAGTAGGTGCTCAAAGTGACCACGCTAAAAGATTTATTGAGGAGATGCCAAGACATAGGCAATCGGATCTTTATCTCCCTTCCAACAACGGCACCGTCAAAAAGATAGCCTTTAGCGCAAAGAAGTCAGACGGATTTAATCCGAGTTTATGTATTTGTGACGAGATAGCATCCTGGGAGGGAGACAAGGGTCTCAAGCAGTATGAGGTCATGAAGTCCGGAATGGGCGCACGGCCTGAAGGGATCCTGTTATCCTGCTCAACGTCAGGATACATAAATGACTCCATATATGATGAGCTCATCAAGAGATCTACAAGATTTTTAAAGGGCGACTCGAAAGAGAAGAAGCTGCTTCCGTTCCTCTATATGATCGATGACGTCGACAAGTGGAACGACATAAACGAGCTGCGGAAATCAAACCCGAACCTGGGCGTATCGGTTTCCGTCGATTATATGCTCGAAGAGATAGCGATAGCAGAAGGATCTCTTTCTAAGAAGGCCGAGTTCATCACGAAATACTGCAACATAAAGCAGAACAGTTCTCTTGCCTGGCTCGATGCTCAGGTAGTAGAGAAGGCTTCCGGGGATCCTCTTCATTTTGAGGACTTCCGGAACTGTTACTGCGTGGGAGGATTCGACCTTTCACAGACTACGGACTTAACGGCCTGTACTTGCGTCATTGAGCGTGATGGGATCCTGAACGTCTTCACTCACTTCTTTATGCCGACAGAGAAGCTGGAAGAAGCGACCGCAAGAGATGGCGTGCCGTATGAGATCTACATAAAGCGAGGCTTCCTTACTCTATCCGGAGATAACTTCATAGATTATCACGACTGCTACAGATGGTTTACAGACCTAATAGAGAAGTACAAGATCTATCCGCTTAAGATCGGATATGACCGCTACTCGGCGACTTATCTCTGTCAGGAAATGTCTGCGGCAGGTTTTCATCTCGATGATGTATACCAGGGCGATAATCTGCATCCGGTTATCCAGGAGACAGAGGGCCTCTTAAAAGACAATAAATTCAACATAGGCGATAACGACCTTCTCAAGATGCACCTATTGAACTCAGCCGTGAAGCTGAACGTAGAGAGGGGCAGGGGAAGGCTCGTCAAAATAAATCAAACCGCAAGGATAGACGGTACTGCTGCACTATTAGATGCGATGACCGTCAGACAGAAATATTTTAATGAAATCGGGCAGCAGCTCGAGAATAAGAGAGGATAAAAATGTCACTATTCGACAAGATCTTCAGACCCGATAAAGCGAAAGATATGGAGAAGGCCTTAACAGAGGCTCAAGGCTTCTTTAAGACCTTAACGGCTTATCGGCCTGCGTTCACCAATTGGAACGGAGCGATATATGAGTCGCTCGTAGTAAGAAGCGCAATTGATGCAAGGGCAAGGCATATCTCAAAGTTAAAACCGCAGTTCACCGGAACCGCAAATATGCCGTTGCAGAACAAAATGAAACTCGGCCCGAACCAATGGCAGACATGGAGCCAGTTCCTATATCGTACATCAACCATACTGGACGTGACGAATAACTGCTTCATCGTTCCGGTAATGGATGATCGCCTGGTTACAACTGGATACTACACGGTCCTTCCGCAGAGATGCGAACTAATCGACTATAAGGGCGAGCCGTGGTTAAGATATAGATTCAATAACGGACAGGTCGGAGCGGTTGAGTTCAACAAGTGTGCGATCCTTACGAAACATCAGTATATGAGAGACTTCTTCGGTGATTCTAATTGCGCTTTAGATGAGACGATGAAACTCATCCATATACAGAATCAGGGCATAGAAGAGGGAGTAAAGAACTCCGCAACATTCCGCTTTATGGCGACTCTGAACAACTTCGCTAATGACGAGGATCTCGCATTAGAACGTGCTCGCTTTACAAGGGAGAATTTATCACTCGAGAGTGAAGCGGGCGGCTTCCTTCTGTTCCCGAACACTTATAAGGATATCAAGCAGATAGACGTAAGGCCGTGGACAGTAGATGCGACGCAGATGAAAGCGATCTACACGAACGTGGCGAACTATTTCGGCGTATCTGAAGAAGTAATGCAGAACAAAGCAAAGAGTGAGGAGCTGGAGGCGTTCTTCGACGGTGCTATTGAGCCGTTCGCTATTCAGTTCAGCGAGACGATGACAAAGGCCATGTTCACCGAGCGTGAGAGAGCCCAGGGAACATCGTTCTCAGTAAATGCTAACAGACTCCAGTATATGTCAGTTCCGCAGAAGGTCCAGATGGCGAAGGAACTCGGAGACAGAGGAGCCATCCTGATAGACGAAATAAGAGAACTGTTCAACTACGAGCCGTTACCGGACGGAGCTGGTCAGGTAGCACCGATAAGGGGAGAATATAAACCCGCTGATGAATTAGGAGGAACTAATGATCAAGAGTGATAGAGAATACAGAAACTTCGAGCTGATGCAACAGACCGAAGAAAACAAGTACATCGCAGAGGGATATGCCTCGACATTTGAGCCTTACGTCCTGATGCAGATAGACGGTGAGGATTTCTCGGAAAGAATCGAGCCTCACGCTTTCGACGACGCAGATATGTCTGATGTCGTCTTTTTATTAGATCATACCGGCCGTGTATATGCACGCACCAAGAACAACACGATCAAGTTGGATGTGGACGAACACGGACTCCACACCATAACAGATCTATCGAAGACAGAAGCTGCGAGATCCGTTGCTGAGGACATATTCGTCGGTAACTACTCGCAGATGTCGTTCGCATTTTCCGTTGCCGAAGACCACTTTGATATCGATACAAGGACTCGAGTTATTGATCGTATCAGAAAGGTCTATGACATATCCGCCGTGGCTTTCCCGGCAAACCCTAATACAGAAATAGGCGTCTCAATGCGTGATTACTTCAACGGAGAGATTGAAGCAATGAAAGAAGCGGAGCGACTTCAACGTGAGGCCGAAGAACTCGAGCGTAAGAGGGCAGAACTAATAGCCAGGGCAAACGCATTAGGAGGAAACTAATGGAAATCAAAGAAATGAACAGAGAGGAAGTAGAGATCAGATCCAAAGAGATCTCCGAGCAGCTGAAAGAAGCTGAACCTGAAATGATGGAGACCTTAGGTGCTGAACTCGAAGAACTCGAAAACAGAAAGGCCGAACTGTGCAAAGAGGCCGAAGAAAGGGCGAAGGTAATGGAGGAAGTTATGAAAGCCCCTGCACCTACTCCCGTAGTTGAAGAAAGGATTAACAAAATGACAAATCTCGAAGTAAGAAACTCAAACGAGTACATCAACGCTTATGTTGATTATGTAAAGGGTGGATACAAGGATGATACAGAGTGCAGAGCTCTGCTTACCGAGAATGTTTCCGGTAGTGTTCCTGTTCCTGCTTATCTTGAAGACAAGATCAATACTGCCTGGGATAACGACGAAGTTATGGCCAGAGTCAACCGCATCTTCGTAAAGGGCAACGTCAAAGTTGGTTACGAAGCATCATCCAGCGGAGCTGCATGGCATACTGAAGGCACATCCGCCGTTTCAGAGGAAGCTCTTACCCTCGGCATCATCACACTCGTTCCTAAGATGATCAAGAAGTGGATCTCCGTATCCGACGAAGCTCTTGCTCTTACCGGAACCGCTTTCCTTGACTATCTGTATGATGAAATCGAGTACAGAATCATCAAGAAGGCTGCTGATGAAGTTATCGCTAAAATCGCTGCATCCTCACTTACTGAGAACGCTGGATCCGCAGAAGCTAAGAAGGCCGTTCTTACTGCTTTCGCAGAACTGTCCGACGAAGCTACTGATATCTGCTGCCTTATGAGCAAATCAACATATGCTTCGATCAAGGGCGCATCGATGGATGCCAACTATGCTCTTGATCCTTTCATGGGATTCCCTGTGCTCTTCAATGAGAACGTATCAGGCGTTATCGTCGGCGATCTTAAGGGCGTAACTGCTAACTTCCCTGAAGGAGCAGATCCTAAGTT